GTTAAGCCGTGTAATGCTCCTTTAGAACCTTCTCCATCTACAGTTCCTGATATATCATAAGAGTCACAACCAAATGCTCCCATGTGTTCGTTACCAGGATATTTCACTCCGTTTTTAAGAACCACTCTATTTTGTAATTGTTGAGGTGGTACCCAACTAACTTTAAATCTACCTTCTTGATCTGGGTAAAATATTACTTGAGAATCTTTAATACCATTTACCCATTGAAAATTACCAGTTGTAACACCTAAACTTCTAGACATCTCCTCGTTATAATCTATTTGCTCATATATTTTAACAAGGTTAAATATACTGTTTTTTGTTTCATCTCTAAACGCATGTTCTTCAGTTCTTGGAAACTGACGATAAAATTCATTTAAAGCATCTTGATCTGATTTTAAACCTTCAGCTTCATTTTGCCAATGATCTATTACACCTACATCTATTAATTCACCATCTGGGGCGAACACATCGATGTCAGGTGTATCAAATACTGGAACTCCGTACTCGTTAATAAATCCTTCGTAGTTCCATTCCATTGGGATAAACAAAGAATAGAGACCAGACTTAGTCTGACCATTTCTATTTCTTTTGGCGACATCTGACGATCTGTATAGTTTTTTAAAATTTTCTCCACCTTTATCTAATGCGTTTGAAGTAGAGCCCATCATACACTTACCTATAATTCTACTACCTAATCGTAAACATGTTTTTGTAACTCTCCAGTTATTTAATATATTATCAGGTCTCTCCCATTTACCACTTTCATCATGTACTAATAAAGCTAGCTTTTCACCATCATAACTATTATCACCAGTATTCTTCCAATCAATAGTTGTATCTAATCCTTCTAGTTCCTCTAACTTTTCGTTAGTTGTTATTTTTTTTCTAGTAAACTTACTAGCTGGCACTCTATATGCTAACTCTGTTTTAGGTCGATCCATACCATCTTGAATCGGTTTAAAAAAGAAAGGATAGTTTATACTAATTGGTACTATTTTATCTGTAAACATTTTTTTAGCATCCGCACCAGTTTTAGAAAGTACTCCATATCTACTATCACTTGCTAAAGTAGCTAAGTTAACTGTTTCTGCAGATGACATAAAAGAAAAGCCTGATCGTCTGTTCTTTAAGTAACACATACCATAACATCTTTTATCTGCTTTGCAAGCTTCCCAAAATATATAAAACAACCTGTTTGCTTCTCTAAAGTCTGGGGCACCTACATCAATTTTGCTCCATTGTAAATACATGTAATGCGTACCCGTTATATAAGTTGGTTTACTATTATTAATAAACCAAAAACCTTCGTCTCTTCTTTTAAACTCTTCGTCTATATAATCGTACCACTGCTCTTTGTTTTCGTCAGGGTAGTTTCTCCAATCAAATATATTTTTTAACTTACTTAATTGTTGTGGTTGATCTTGCTTTACCCATTTATTTTTTTCGTGCTTGTATATGTCTTTAGCGGGTTTTAAAGGTAAAGCTATTTGTAAACCTTGTATTTCGTATATCTCACCTATTTTACCAGTTTTTGATATAATAACAATATCATGTTCTTTATCGTAACCATACTTCCACTTTTTACCTCTATTCATACGGGTAATAGTAGTACGTTTAATAGGCTCTATTATTTTAAATAACGTTTGCTCGTAACTCATTTCGATCTTCCTTCTGCGAATCCTTTAAATACTCTTTCTTTTTTTTCTTCAGGATCTTTGCCTTTAAGTAAATTTTCTTCTTCTTGTATTCTGTTGAGTATTTCAAATGCATCAAATATAGCTAGTTTTTTAGTAGCTGCAGCATTCTTTAATCTATCCGCTGATATATCATCGTCTGAATCTACAATCGGTTCTTTAGCGACTTTAATCAGTTCATCAACTGCTCTTTGCCCAGCTTGGATTATATTCTTCTTCGTCTCCTTGATATTCATATTTAATAGTAATAAAATTAGATAAAACTCTATACAGTCGTTCGCCGTCAATAACAAACTCATATTCACTACTTGGTCTAAAACCAACTAAGTCACCAACTTTAACCGTACCGTCAGAATACTTGACTATACCTTGTAAAGGTTTTTCATGATCAGTATTAAACTTATCTGTAGCTTTTAAAGGTGTTACAAAGCAATAACCTTTTGGAACTGTCCACTCTTTATCTCTTTTGTATAAAAAGATTTGATCATGGTTTATAAAATAAGTATTTTCGTTAAAATAACTTCTACTGTTTCTTTCTATACCTTTTACATCGTGCCATCTACGAAACACATTATGATGTACTATTACAGTATCACCAGATTTTATATCTGTATTACCAATTATTGGAGTTGATATAACAATAGCTTCTCTGTTAACGTACTGGTGTTGAAATATATCTGTATTAAGAATTAACTCTCTACCATCAAGCTTTTTAGTATTGTTATATCTTTCTCCTTTTGGCTTTACAACAAAGTTGTAAACGCTTTTCATTAGTATTCCAGATTATACTCTACAGACACAGCCATGTTTTTATTAAAGTCTTTCCATGGTAATACATCTTTGTTTTTCTTAATATAAATAGAATACTTGTCATCTTCCTCTATAATATCACAAATAGTATGACCACCATAAACTTCTTGACCAACAGCGTAGTGCATAGCGTCGTTCTTATAATCTTTACCTACACTAATCTTTCTTATTAACTTCGCCATTTTCTGGGTATCTTATTGTTCCGTCTTGAACGTTAATATCATCAGTTCCATACTCTTTTTTTATATCTTGTCTTATAAGATCTAATTCAGTCTGTATGTTTTCTATACCTTTTAGTATTCCATATTTTTTAATGTCAGCCTTACCTAATTCCATTTGTAAGTACTCCATGGTTTTTATAGTTTGCTGTGTTTTCTTTAATTGTTCTTCTGAAATTTTTTCAGGTCTAAGGTCTTTTACCTTAGGTGTTTTTCTTTTTGCCATTTTATTTAATTTAAGTTAATTGTTTATTTACTCTTCTTCGTTATACCACTCACCCGTTTCATCATCTAATATCGCTTTCATCTGAGCTCGCGTATACTGTGTTTTGCCATCTAAAAAACTTGGAGTGTTACCTTCAAATTTTACAAACGTTTTAGTATTATCGTTGTTATACCTTAAAGTACTAGCAGATGTTTCTCTTACTTCTGAAAAGTTTACACTAGATACTTCGCCACTTGTTATTATTACATATTTCATATCTATATATTTATGATGGGGTTGAAGTGTTAAACGTTGGACCGTTAATTAACGTTCCGTGATTACCATTACCTGATTCATCGTTAACAGTAGTTCCACTACCTTCTGTAAACCTATAATAACCAACTAAACCATCTAAAGCAGAGAACTCAACGTCTTTTGGTGAACCCCCGTTGTATAAAGTTGCAATATCTACTACCTCAGTAAATATAGCAACTTCATCTATATGACCATCATGATATCCCGTGTCACCACCCCCGCTTTTACCAATATCTAATTTATTACAAGTACCCACAAAAGTTTGTAAACCGGTTGATGTATTTTTAAGGACTCCATCTAGATAAATTTTTACATAATCAGCTGCAGTATCCCAAGTTCCAGCTAAATGATGCCAATTACCATCGTTTTCAATAGTATCACTACCGTCTACCGATACTGACACTGGATTATTACTGCCTTTATGTACGCATCTTAATTCGTTACTACCTGCGTGGTAAAACAATTGTATGATGTTCTCACTATCTACTCTTGTACTAATAAATTGTCCACTAGTACTTGTAGTTTCTACTTTAGTCCAAACTGAAAACGTACCTTTACTACCATCAATCATACTAGCTCTTGAATCTAAATCTATATAATCGTTTGTCCCATCAAATAATATAGAGAAGTTATTAGAAAATATTTCTACTAAACTAACGGAATCACCACTAACACTATGTCCTAATCCTAACATTATGCTCTATTTCTATAATCTGGTCTTGGTGCTACGTAGCAAATACAAGCACCACTTTCTAATTCTACGTAATCCCACATTCCATATATAGTCAAGCCCTTTGGAAATGTTTGGCTACCAATTACTTTTCCGTCATCATCACCAGCGTCTGTAACTGCACCCCAATCTGTATCTAGAGTTTGTGTATCTTCTGATGATATAAAATGAGTATTACCCATACCTAAATCTACACCGCCATCTAATATATTTAAACCTGTTGGATCTGTGCTAAAAGCTGAATCTTCAATAAAAGATATTGCACAAACGTAGTATTTAGCACTCGCACCATCTAGGTCTATTTTTGATCCATTACCATCTAAATAAGTAGATCCAAACATCCCAAAGTTATAAGCTGTATCTGTTGAATTCATTCCCATAATTTTATTTTTTTACTTTTTCAAATGATCGACCACCAAAATAAGCGCCGATCACTGTTATTAATACTAATTGAAGTAAATCAACCCAACTGGATTTAACTTCAAACTTTAACGCACCAGCATCTATAAATATTAACAGCATGGTGCATACTATTAAAAATATTAAAACCATAGGCCTAACGTTTTTACTTAGCCATGAATCTGATTTTAAGTCTGCCTCCCATCTAGCTGTAATGTTCTTTTCCATTTCAACTTCGTAGTTAGCAATTAATTCTTTTATTTTTCTTTCTGCTTCTAACTTTTCTTCAGCAGACGTGTGTAAGTTATCTATTACTCCACCTACACCTTTTACTAGCTCTGCAGCTCCTCCAGAGAATATTTTATTTAGCATTACCTTTTACTTTTTCAAATGAACTAATACCAAAACAACCTAGTGTTACCCACACAAATGAGTTGTAAACTACCTCATTTATAATTAAATCTTTATCTGCTACTAAACTAGTTAACAAATCAGCAACTGCAAACAGCACCATAACTATAAATGATGCAAAGCCAATTATATTCTTTTCGTTAATCTCGTTTTTATCTTTAAATAAACTCCACATATTAATAACCTCTTCTTATATTTCTATTATTATTATTGTTTCTATTAGTGCTACTGTTTACGTTAATTGCTTTAGAGTGATCTGCACCTCCCATATAAACTATTTTACCCGCTACAACATGAGTGTGGTAACCTGCTAATCCATTTTGTTTAGCCCAAGCTACGGCTTCTTCTATTTTATCATAAACTGGTTGACCATCTATATTTCCTACAAGTGCCATATTAATTTCCGTTATTAGCTTCTTTTTCCCATGGAAAATCATGACTACCAGCTTCTTTAGGTGCGCCATCAACTATAATCATATCTTTACCGTTTATTGTTTTTCTAGGGTATGTTACTCCGTTATACTTAACAAAATCATCTCCGTATGCTAACTTACCTATTTTCATATCAGTAGCATGTCTCATCTCGTGGTTTATAACTTGTTTTTCTTCTTTACTACCTGGTACTATATTATCACTTATATATATACTACCATCCATATTAGCTTCACCCATAACACCTGAAGCTAGTGGCTTTCTAATAACAGGTACACCAGGTACAGAAGCATCGCCACCAGAGTCTTTACCAAAACGCATTTTAGTTTTGATCTCTCCACTTACAGCATAATTACCTCTTTCTGATCCTAGTTTAAATCCCATTATCTATCTTTATCTTTTATCATATCATCTATAGCTTTATTGTAAACTTTATCTGTATATGATTTATTATTAAAAAATACACTCCTTTCTGATGTAGGTAAATCTTCTTCACCTAGGAGTATCCTGTATATTCTACTTATCATTTGAGAACACTTAAAAGAGGTTTTAAATACAGAGTACATTATAGTAGTTCTATTACGATGTCTCCATACATCTATCCAACCTTCGTTTCTTAACCTGTCCCATCTTGCTTTATCCCACGAGTATGTATAAACTCCGTTGATAAAATCGTTTCGTGTAAATCTTCCTTTACAATCTAAATAAATTAATAATTCTAAATCTGCATCTTTTAACCCGTAAGTTTTACAG